TACAAAATCTCTAACTGTTTTTTGATTATAATCTCCATTTACAGATAAAAATGTATGTGTGAGTCTTATTGTAGATTCAGATACATTATTATTGATTTTTTTTAGTCCTTCTATTTCTTTTTCAATTTTAGTTTCATCTTCTTGAGTTTGAAATTTGAAAGTAATAGGAACTTTAGAAAATGGTAAAGTAAATTCAAATTCATTTTTATTTTTTTTAATTAATTTTGAATTTAATTCTTTATCTTTTATATTTGATAAATCAATAACAGCTTCTTCTTCATTACCTGTTTCAGGGTGAGGTTTTTTAATAATATATTCAGGACCATATCCTAAAATACGTGCTGCTAACATAAGTGCATTTTTATCACCAATTAATAAATCTTTATAATCAAATTCAGTAACTATAAGTGATTTTAATAATTTATCTATAGCTGTACCGTTTTTGATAAAATTAGAATTTGTAAGTATATCTTCCTCACGAGCAGTCATATATTTCATTTCAATGACTCCTTTACTTAGAGGAGAATCTTTTGGGTAAAGTAGGCCTTTGGAAGGTAATGTAACTTCTTCAGCCGGGAATTGTGGTTGTTTTTCCATAACGTTATTTTTGGTTTATAAAACTAGTTCAGATATACATATATAGGAAATAAAGAAAGCGCTAAAAAATAGCGCTTTTCTTTTGTATGTAATTGGCCAACTACTGGTTGTGTTTAATCATTTATATATGCTAATATAGTACCAGAAGTCAGTTTTAATTGACATATAGGTCCTTCAACATATGAACCTGCAGGTATAGTAAAATCAGTACTTATTGCACTTGTAGTGGTTGTAGTTTCATCACTAAAATGTGTTCCCCATTCACATCTGTCTATTACTACTTCAGCATCAGCATCTCCTGTAGCTTGGAATTTTGCTATACTTCCTGTAATTGTTCCTGTTCCTGTTACTAGTTTTGCGTACATTTGTATTAATAATTTAAGATAGCGTAATCCATATTAATAGTAATAGAAATATTTGCTGGTGTATCTGATGTCCAATCCATGTCTCCAAAATTAGCATTTGAAACAAACGCACCTTTTAAAATCCATTCTTCAACAACATCACCAACAGGTCCTAAAGTTCTAATATTAATATTCTTTTTATAAAAATCAGAATAACCATCTCTACCTGTTACTGATTCATGTGATAATCTTATCCATTCCATAACAGCTTGAGCACCTGATGGTGTAACTGGATCATATAAATCACAAGTTATGTTTTCCCAATTGGCTTTACCTTTTAATTTTCTTTTTACGTTGATATGGTCTAAAACCACTTCATTAAAAGAAACATTGGGTCTACTTATTTTTTTAATTAGGTATGCTGGAACACCTTCGATATCCATCAGGAACCTATTTTGTAATTTAGGTTCAAATGCTGTGAACATCATATGTGAAGTTTCTATTATTGCCATCTTTTTTTTATTTTATGTATTTTTTCATTATTCTATTATAAATATAATAAATTCCTTTTTTTTATGAAGGGAATGTAGCTCCTGTTGGCATTACATTAAAGTCAAGTATTATAAATTCAGCTGTTTTAGTTGGTTGTATATAAATAGCACCTACTAATTCATTTCTATCTATTACAATAGATGTATTATTAGTATCATCCATTACTACTCTAAACGCATATAAGCCTTGTCTTTGTTGTATGTTTTCTAAATAAGGATTAACTATATTTAAAAATCTGGTTCTTGTTTGTAAACTATTTTGCTCAAATACTAAGTACTTAGAAGAACTTGCTATGAATTTCTTCATTGTAATTAATAATCTTCTAACATTTATTCTATCTAAAGCTGTTGATCTTTTTTGTAATGTCTTTTGACCCCAAATACAAATTCCTGTTGCTGGGAAAGATGCTATTGGGTTAATTCTATTTTGATATAATTGATCTCTTTCAGATTGTGTTAGATTATTTCTTGCTTCTAATACACTTCCTAAAACACCTCTATTTAATCCTGCTGGTGCAAACCATTCTGCTCCAACTTTATCTGATTGTGCTATAGCTCCTGGTACTATTACTGATGGTGGAACATATACTGGTTTATTTGTAGATGCATCATTAATTTTAACCCAAGGGTAATATACTGCTGTGTAATTAGAATCTAAAGATCCTACTTGATCTATATCTTGAAGTACTGTATTTTCCATATCTCCTAAATCCATTACATAGAAACAATCTCCTCTTGTTTCTGCCATTTGAATAGCATAATCAGTTACTGGAGAGTGATGTTGGTGAATTATACCTGGTAATGATAACATATTAATGTCATATTCATCTTGATTAGATAAAATATCTAATGCTTTTTTATACCCTGTATATCCTGCTTTAGAAGTATCTTCTATATTAAATCCAAATACGTTTGTTGATGATATATTTTCTCCTACTTGTTTTACTGTCCATGGTGCTATACCATCATTACCTCCTTGAAATGGAAGTGTAAATTTAAGTTGGCTAGGTGTAGGTCCAATATTTCCTGTTATGTCAACTGAACCACTTAATGAACCTGTCCATAAACTTGAACTTGGGTGTCCAGAATAATCTTCAACACTAAAGTGTCCTGATACATTATTTTCAGGTGAATCTGGTAAGGATCTAATCCATATATCATTATCTAATTCTTTTTCTACAAATTTAAATCCTAAAAACCCATTAGGTGAATATGAAAGCGGTGTTGTACCTGCTTCTAAAGTTTGAACTCCTTCATAAGATGCTGAAGGGAAATAATGTGTACTTGCAGCAGCTACTTCTCCAATTCCTTTATTTCCAGTACTAACTGCTAATACGCTCATTTTAATAGGATCACTAATTGCTTTAAATCCTTTAGGAGATAATTTAGGTGAATTTGATTTTGATTTAACTGATGCTGCTACTTCTATTCTGATACGTTGTGAGTTATTAGGAAAATCTCCTTTTAATTCTACTTTTGCTAATGTTTCATTAAATTCAGGATATCTATTACCAATTTTTCTCGCAATATAATTTGGAGAATCGGGATCTAAATTACAGTCATTATATTGTTCAAGTATAACAGGACTATTATCATTATCATTAAATTTTCTAATAATAACAGAAAATTCAGAATATTGTTCTACATTGTCTATATCAGATGGTTCTACAAGGTTTGCTATAGATACTTTAAAGTCTCTAGAAACCTCTTTACCATGATTAATAGTATGGACTCTAAATAATTCTTTTCGTCCTTTAGCTATTTGTGAATGAACCCAAGGTGTAGAAGCATATGAATATCCTTCTGCTTTACCTAACCCATCACCGTTGAAATCTAAATTAGCACCAGATTGAGTTATTAATTTATATACAGCACTCGCACTACCATGTGCCGTACCTGCATATCCTTTTCCACTATATACTCCACCTTTATATCCTGTTGCTGTTCCGTTAAAAAGTTTTGTTTGTAATCCTCTAAAATTAACATAAGTATATCCTGCATTATTACCATAAGCGTTAGTGCCTGATTTACTGTTATCTGCTGTATGGCCTATTTGGTTCCATATATAATCTAAGCTAGATGGATTTGTTGAACCAGTAAATTCAAAAAATCCTGATGGACTACCTGATAATTTTAAATGTAAAGTACCTGCTTCACCATTAGATCCTGAAACTAAATAAGAAGAACCTGTGTTGTAGAATACATCTTGTCCCAGAAATGTACCTGAAGCAGAGGATGGTGTTTGATTTGTTAATGTTGACCCTCCTAAATTCATTGTAGCCGTATTATGTTTAGAGGGGAATACAACACTAGTTATAAGACCTTCTTCTGATCCTGAAGGAAATAAACCTAATGCTATAAATTCATTTGTTCCATCCGTAAGTGAATAACCACTTCCTGCTAATACTCTACATACTGTTACTGAGCCCGCGTGGTTTAAATATTCTTTAACTGTTTGGGGTACGTAAGTAGAAAGTTCACCTCCTTCAATTCCTTCTCCGAATTGACTAACGAATTGTCCGTAATTTCTTATTACTGTAGGTACGAATGCAGGACCTTTTGAAGTTGGTCCTACTATTGCTGCTCCTATCTGGCCAATTCCTTGAGGTAAAAAGGATTGGTCGTTTTCTCTTGTAAAAACACCTGGTGAAATTATTTGTTCTGCCATCTTATTATTTTATTTTATTTTTATTGCTTTGGTTATGGTCATATATAAATATGAAAAAACTCTGTAAACCTAACTAAAAGCAATAGTTAGATTTAAATTTTCGCTATTAATAAATATAATAAAAGAGTTAAAGAACTATTTTAAGGGTATAAAAGTACCTGATTCTAGGTTAATACTACCATCTCCGTATTTATCTGATAGATTTTTTGCTATTTTTGTTTCTTTTTTTTCTAATAAAGATAACTCATCTTTTAATTTAAGTTCAGTTTCTTCTATTTTAATTTTGTTAATAGATAGTTGACCAAATTGAAGAGATAATTCATTTATACTATTCCTTAGTTCTTTTAATTCATTTAACTCTTCTGGTGAAAAAGATGTTGGTGCTGATTTAATTTCTGAGGGTTTGGGTAATTTTCTTTTTTTTAAAGCCATAACTTATGTTTTTTATATACATATATAACTTTTTAAAAAGACCCACCATTTATAGAAACACTACCTGTCATAAAAACACTACCTGAAAGTATTAAACTATCTCCTGGAGGTACTATTTCTGTTTGTGGTGTTGATAAATTATCTCCTTGAATTCTAAATAAATCATTATTTGAATTTTTATAAAATATAGTACCTTCTTTTGTATTGATAATAATATCATCAGGTTTAAGATCTGTACTTCTAGGGTTCATATTTTTTATTTTTATTCCCATTATCCTATCATTTTTATATGTCCTGAATTTAATTTTACCATTCCTGAATTTAGTTTTATTAATCCTGCTGTAGGATCTGGTACATTATATATAACTCTTACAAAATAATGATCTACTAAAATAGTAGTAATGGGTCCTGCTTCTGCTATCCATGTACATTTTATTCTCATAGTATTTATATCATTTTCAGTCCATGCTGTACTACCATCAGATGTTGTTCTTGTTGTTGCACTTACAGAGTTATCGGAATTTGATGACCATGCTAAGTTTTCAGTATATAATTGGGTATTAGATCCATTTAATATTGCGTTTGCTATAACTGCTGTTTGGGATACTTGAGCATTTACTTCCATAACTTGTTGAACACTAACTATAGATGTAGGTGTTTGTGATAAGTTAGTTAATTCAAAAATAATATTTGTACCACTTTCTGCAGAAAAAGAAGCTTTACTATCATCAGATGCTGTTGTTCTATCCCAATTAGATACACCTGTACTACTTACTACGGAACTTTGTACTAAATCTTCTGTTATTATTGCCATATTTAAAAATCAAATTTAATTAGTCCTCCTGATATTTTAAGTAATCCACTTGTTACAAGGGGAACCTTAGGTACTGTATCATAATTTACACGTAAATATAAATAATCTATAAAGTATCCTGGACCATATCCCCCTGTATTACTAAAAGTATTTAATGATATTCTTATACTATTAACTTCACTTACTGTCCAAGCATCAGAACCATCTGATGTTGTTCTTGATGTAAGAGCTATATCATCAATTTTTGCACTGTAGCTTGCGTTTTCATTATAATATACAGCACTACTTCCATTTAGTATTGATGTTTTTATAACACCAGTTGAACCTCGATTCTCTACATAATGATCTTTTAAATAAAGCCTAACACTATTTATTGAATAAGCATCCCCTGGTAAATTAGTTAATTCAAAAATAGCTATTTGACCATTAGCATTAGCCATTGCATTAGAAGAATCATCAGCTGAAATATTAGAAATATTAGTAAAAGTACTAGATACTGTACTAGCATATGTTAGATCAGTTGTTGGCATTGTTATGCTTTTTTAAGTACATTTCCTGATTTAGTATCAACATATAATAATCCTGATGATAACCCTGCAGACTTTGTAGGTAAATCAGCTACATTGACAAATTTTATTGATTTAACTGCTGAACCTGTTGCTTCATTAGTAACATATCTTCTTAATTCATCTATATCTTCTTGCATTTCTTGAACCATATACACTAAAGCTTCTACGGAATCTGGTGAACCTGGTTCTTCTGTTAAAGCATTTCCTGCATAAGATGCTGATATTTGTGTTTGTTTAGATGATGTCATCTTTTTTTTACCTGACCCTGTTTTGTCGTATAATGATTCTGATGCTTTGTTTGCTAATGCCATATTTTTTATTTTTAATTATTATTAACTTGATGTATCCATTTCCATTACTAAGGTTCCATAAATATATTCATTTGATGTTGCTATATTAGGAGTATGAACAGTAATTCCTATAGTGTCTCCTTTAGCAAAAGATGAAGAAAAATCATAATGGTATATTGTATCTGCTACTACACTATCTTTTGATACTGTTTCAAAAATAGCGTTAGAATCACCAATATCGCCATCTTGGGCTCCACTGTTTGCAGTGTCCTTTTTTACTCTAACTTGAGCACCATTTCCAGGGTTATTTTGTTGCCATTGTAATGAAACACGTTTAACTTTTCCATTATAGGGACATGCAAATTTATTTATATAATTATCATAAGTATATTCTGACGTAGATCCTCCTAAAGGTACATATAATTCTGAGGTATGACTTGAATTAACAAAATATGTAAAAGTTTCTATAACTATTGCTTTAGTCATTTTATCAAAAGAGCCCGTTGCAGATAATGATTGATTACTTGCTGAAACAAATCCTGTAACTTCTAATCCATTTACAGAAGCATCATTAGATTTTAAAACATTAAATGAAGCAGAAGCAGCACTAACTGTTGATGTCATACTTGCACTTATATCCCCTGATGCATATAATTTTCCTGTTATATCAACACCTGTTGTTTTTGCTTCTAAAGCTGTTGAATTAGCTGGTTTTAATTGTATTTTATCATCAGTTCCAAAATCAATGTAAGTGTCATCAGTAGCTCTACCAACCTTTAAAAGTGCATGTGTAACTGATGTTATACCTGTTTGAGCTGCGTCTATATTTAAATTTTCTGAAACATCACCACTTAAACCTGTTCCTGCAAAATCACTTACATCTATATCTAGTGTAACTGAACTACCAAGAGTAACTGAACCCCCTGTTTTTAATCCATCTCCCGCTGTTATTGTTACTGCATCTTCAGCTAATTTAGCAATTGGAATTTCATCATTATCTATTTCTGATACTATTACTGCTGCTAACCCATCAGAAACTGCTGCAGCATCTAATGTTCCAGCGGTTAAAGTTCCTCCTATTGTTATATTTGCTGTAGAACTTGAACTTATATCACCTGAAGCTGTTATTGTTCCATCTATAAAAAGACCAGTTGCTTTACTTGTATCTCCTTGTAATATGTGATATGAACCTGAACCTGCAGATATAGTTCCTGCTAAACTACTACTTATATTTGAGCCTGTTATATGTTTAGCGCTAATATCTCCCAATCTACTACTTTTTCTATTACCACTATTGTCTAGTGCTTGAAATCCATTAGAATCATCAAATTTTATTGAACCTAATTTTGATGCACCTGTTCTAAATTCAATTGTATCTCCTTGTGTTATAATATGAGCAAAAGAAGCGGTAGATGCAGCACTAGCACTTATATTACCTTCTACTTCTATATTACCTGAGGCTGTTATATGACCATCTCCAATTGTAACATCAGATCCAATTACATGTAATCTTCCGTATATGTAATGTTCATGTCTTGCTCCTGGAGTTCCTGCACGAAGTATACCACTAGAGCTTATATTACCTGAAGATGTAATATGTGCAAATTCTTCTAATTTTTTAACTACTTTTCCAGAACCAGATCCATAATAGAAAAGACCATTATCTACATTTATAGCGATTTCTCCTTGTGATAAAGTACTTGGTACTGCTGATCCTGTTCCTGTTTTTAATTGTATTGTACTAGTCATAATTTATTATAAATATTTAAAAAGTTCCTCCATTTATATCTCCTATTAAGGATCCTGTAACTGATAAACTACCTGTATATTGGTGTATATCATCCATTGAATTACCGAATATAGTAGATCCCGAAGATACACTAGTAATACTTTCAGATACAATATATGATTGAGCAATAAGAGTTCCTGAAATTATTACATTATTTTCGTTGAATTCTATGGGAAGTAAACTACCGGTTCCGTCAGCTAATTTGGTTCCATCAGTTTGGATTACTTTTTGAAAAGTATCTTGAATGTTTTGTTCTGTTAAGTCGTTGACTGCCATTTATAACCATTTTTATTTTTCTTTTTGTAATTTATTTAAAACACCATTTATTACTTTTTCAGTATCTTTTACTGTGTTTTCTTTTAAATATGTTGCAACTATATTATTAAGTTTATTTCTTTTATATGAAATATTTTTAATATTTATATTTTCATTTACAAGTAATTTAAGTAAATTAACTATATGTTCTTGTTCAGAATTAGTAACTTTAACCTTTGCTTCTATAATTGGTTTTTTAATTGTTTGTGATTTTACTTCTACAGTAACTTTTTTACTCGTTTCAACTTCAAAATCTGATTCCCAAGGAGTAAAAAATGTATCTTCTGCTATTACTTCTAAACGAATATTACCTGTAGTGTCTTCATCAATTAATCCTTTTAATTTTCTAATAGGAATTTCACATTTACCTCCTTTAGATATATTACCATTAAACATTAAAGAATAGTCAGAAGTTTCAACTACTAAACGGGCTTTTGATTTTTTTAAACTTGCTCCTTGAAGTTTAATATCACATTCAAAAAGTTCTGATTTATCGGTAAATAATTTGTACATGATTATAAATATAAAATAATAATTAAAACTTAATGTTTTCTGTCATTAATTCTACACCTAATACTTTTTCTACTGTAAGTTTTATGTCACTTGCTTTCATTTTATATTGTTTAATTTCTTTTTGTTTTGATTCTGTAATTGTATCTCCATAAACCTTTAAAGTTAATTTAATTAATTTTTTTTGATCTGTTTGATTTAATACATCCCAAACATCATATCCTGCTCTTTCCCCTGCTAATTGGGTTATTTTTTTTACTAATTCTACTTCATTCCAAGTATAGGGATTATCGTTCCATAAAATATTTGCACTATTCCAAGTATATAAAGACATTTAATTAAATTTTATTCACTTCCACTACTAGGTAAATGTTCAGTGTAGGTAGGAGCATAATTAGTATTATGATATTTTTGGGATACTTTTGTTTCTGAATTGTAAAAACTTCCTGTTATTTTAAACTTGTTAGCAGCCCATATTAACCAATCAACTTCTACAGATTTAGAACATGTAAAAGGATAAATTGTATTTTCTTCAAAATAAGCTTCATGATTAGAACCTGAATACCATTGACTACCACTTACACAAAATGATCCTGTAAAAAAGGCATATGCTTCAGGACATGCATTTTTTTGGTTTAAACTTTCTGTTGTTATTAATATACCCATATTAGTATCCGTTTATTCTTCCGTATTGATAACCACTATATTTTGTTTTTATATACATGTCAATATTATATAATTGTTGTTCATTTATTGCCTCTTCAAATAACATTACTTCATATATATTTGCTCTTATTTCATTTCCAGCACTACTATTTTCATCACCACTACTATCAAATAAAAAACTTTTAGTTCCACTGTGAGCTACAGTAAATGAAGGTAAAGTACCAGATTGATAAATAGTAATAGGTTTACCTCTTAAATAAAGTTTCATAGTTCCATCTGATTGTAAAGAAAAAGTTATCCAATTAAAATTATAATTAAAATCCCCTCCTACTTGGTCATCTAAACGTTGATTAGCATCAGTAGAATATATAAAATATTGATTATTTGAAGCATCTCTTACTCCTGCAAATAATCTACCATATAGATTATCCCAATATAATGATATTTCTTCATTACCAGATCCATTAATTTTATAAAAAAATTGATTGCCTGAGACAGAGGATGAATTCATATCAAATATTATAGTTGATGTAAATGATCTTGAATTTAAATCTGATGGGTTTGTAAATGACATAAAATCAGCACCACTACCATCTCCACTATCGAATGTTTGAGCTACATTATAACCATCTTGTCCACTACTAGGATTCCAAGATGGTCCTTTACTAGCATTTTCTGCAACTAATTGTACATTATTAGAACCTTTGTCATCAACATTTTGTAAATTTAAAGTAGAATTACTTGGTGTTACAACATTAGAATCTGTAAAGTCCCACCAAGCCCATATAGAAAAATCATTTAATCTTCCAGGAATAGCATTTGGAATTATTGAAGTAGGACTTGTAGGTCCTATGTTGGCGTGTTGTGCTATAGCTCCTATTCTCATAATTATGCTGTTAAATCACCAATTATATCCCATTCATTAGTAGCTACTTTTTTACAACTTATAGCTGAAAATTGTCCTGATGCTGAAAATAATAAATGTCTTGAATTTACAGTTACACCATTACTTGCAGTTACCATTAAATGACCTGCACTAGATGTTTGGATAAATTCTATTTCTGTTCCTATATCAAACGCTACAGATGAATTTAATGGTATTGTTACTC